CGTGGATACAAGGATGGTGAGTACTTTAGTGATATTGTACACTACAAACCTACAATATTCCTCCCATCAAACGAAGATACAGGTTGGCGCTCGTTGAAAGGCGAATCACTAAAGCCTGTTGTGATGCGTGACATCCAATCCATGACAGACTATGTCGATGGTGCTAGAGGAAGTATGTCAATCCATGGGTTTTGTGAACAGAACGAACAGGTGTATGCATATATCAATGAACTTATTCCCGATGAAGTCAAATACGACTCCAGTCTTATCAGAACTCTTTTCTTCGACATTGAAACTGAGACAGAAGGTGGGTATGGCCGGGCTTGGGATGATCCATTCCAGAAGATAAATTGTATCACGATATGGATAAAAGATATCGGTTATATCGTATGGGGTCTTAACAACTCATATGATCCAAAGTCTGAAGACGTTGAGTATAGGATGTTCGACAATGAGGGCGATCTTCTTCATGACTTCTGTAAGACATTTGGCCACGAGAGACCAGATATTATCACTGGATGGAACATCAACTTATTTGACGTTCCGTATATCATCAACCGAATAGAGAAATACCATAACCCCGATTGGGTGAAACTTCTATCTCCGTGGAAACTAAAGGCGAAGGAAAGAAACCGGAATGGAGATAGGGTATATGATATTCCAGGCGTGGCTTCGTATGACTACATGAAACTATACAAGAAGTTCAACCTTGCTCCCCGTGAATCATACTCATTGAACTCCATCACGACGGTTGAGTTAGATGAGAAGAAGGTTGATTACTCTGAATATGATAGCCTCCATGACTTGTATAAGAATAACTGGGAGAAGTTCGTTGACTATAACATCAAGGATACTGGTCTCGTAAGAAGGCTTGACGACAAACTGAAATTCATTGATCTAGCCATCACATATGGATACATCGCCAAAGTTAATCTTGAGGATGTTTTTGGAACTGTGAAGTACTGGGATGTCTACATTCATAATCATCTATACAAGAAGAAGATTGCAGTTCCTCCGAAAGTTAGAAACCATAATGATGTGTCATACCCAGGTGGGTATGTAAAAGATCCTATTACTGGTATGTATGAGTGGATTGCCAGTTTTGACTTGAACTCACTGTACCCGAACATCATTGTTCAGTACAACATCTCTCCGGAAACGATACTTGACATTAATCCATATCCATCAAACAGTCCTGAAAAGAGTGACATTGTTCATGGAATTCTTGATGGCACTATTGACCGTAGTATCATTGATGGGAATGATGTATGTATGGCAGCGAATGGGTGCTACTTCACGAAGGAGAAGCAAGGGTTCCTTCCTGAGATGGTTGAGAGTGGATATGAGATGCGTAAGTACTACAAGAATCTGATGATACGTGCTCAGGATGAGTATGAAAAAACTCAAGACCCGAAAAAGAAAGAGCTCGCCGGTCAATATGATTCTCTCCAGCGCGCGTTCAAGATTCAGCTCAATTCGCTCTATGGAGCTCTTGGAACAATTTACTTCCGATACTTTGATATCAGGCTCGCGGAAGCGGTTACGGTCACTGGACAGACAACCATTTTGCTCACAGAGAAAAAGACAAACGAATATCTCAACAACCTTCTTGGAACTGGAAACTATGATTATGTTGTTGGAATTGATACAGACTCTGTGTTTTTGCGTCTCGGAAAGTTTATCGATAGGATATACAATGGAAAACTTCCAAAGGACGCATCGGATATCATAACAACAATGGATAAGTTTGGTGAGGATAAGTTGATTCCAGTAATGACAAAGGGATACGATCATCTATACGCGTATTTGAATGGATTCAAACCTAGGATGGTCATTAAGAGAGAAAGTCTCGGTGACAGAGGTTTGTGGGTCGCGAAGAAAAGGTATGTCATTAATGTATACGACAACGAAGGGGTGAGATATCATGAACCGAAACTGAAAATCAAGGGTCTGGAAATCGTCAGAACATCGACACCTGAAATGTGCCGTGATGCTATTAAAAAAGCTGTTGGTATCATGTTCAACGAGGGCGAAGAAGCAACACAGAAGTATATTGCGGACTTCAAGTTGAAGTTTGATGAGAGCCCAGCTGATGCAATTGCCTTTCCAAGGGGAATCAATAACATTGAAAAGTTTGGTGGTAGCAAAGAAGTCCCCTCCATCCCAATTCATATCAGAGGCGCTCTAAACTATAACAAAGCTCTCAAGAAGTTTAAGGTAACAAAGAAGTATGAACCAATTCGTGAGGGAGAGAAAATCAAGTTCATGTACCTCAAGATGCCGAATGTATTAAATCAGAATGTCATAGCGTTCCCATCGTTCCTACCTCCTGAGTTTGAGCTTGATGAGTTTATTGATTATGATATGCAATTCGAGAAGTCTTTCATTTCACCAATCAAAAACCTATTGGATGCGATCGGGTGGGAAGTTGAAAAGAGAAATACACTAAATGATTTATTTTCATAACAACAAAGAAACAAAATAATGACAAAAACTGTTACAATTGAGCAAATTGATGCTCGTATGAATGAGATCACTAACGCGGTTGGAGATTCACAGAAACAAATCGAATCTCTCCGCATCGAATATAACCAGCTGCTGGGTTATAAGCAAGCTCTTCTTGATACACAACCAAGTATCAAGACTGAAGAGATTGTACTAAATGAAGCAGAAACAACAAAAGGCACCTGAGGAGGTGATTTGCCGAAAAGATCTCGTTGGATCTTTTTAGAACCAGCGAGATTTTATTAATTTGAAATTACAACAAAAACTAAACAATGAACAATGGCAAATACAGATAAAGCAAAATCAATTCTCGCGCGATTCAAGAAGACCTCATCGATTGAAGAATCATCAGTTTTCTCTGAGTCCGAACTGTATGTAGTAAAGGAGTCTTGTGCAACTCCAATCCCAGTTATTAACCTCGCGCTATCGGGTAAATTTTTTGATGGTGGTATCACAAAAGGGAGCACTGTAATTGCTGGTGCAAGCCGCTCATTCAAGACAAATATCGGTCTTCTCTGTCTCAAGGCATATCTTGATAAGTATAGTGATTCTATTGGTCTACTCTACGATTCAGAATTTAGTTTCACTCCAGAGTATCTTAATTCTTTTGGAATTGATAAGGACAGAGTATTTATCTCTCCTATCACCGACCTTGATGTTTTGAAGAATGATATCATCAATCAGGTGGATTCAATCGAGAAGGGAGAGCATGTCTTTATCCTTATTGACTCGATTGGAAACCTCGCGTCTTTGAAAGAGCTTTCTGATGCACACGATGGTAAGTCAACACAAGATATGACTAGAGCAAGGGTTGTCAAGAGTTTATTCCGTATGATAACTCCACGCGTCAACATAAAGAATGTCCCACTCTTCACCATCAACCATACATATGAGACGATGGAAATGTTCTCCAAGACAGTCATCTCTGGTGGAAAGGGTATTATGCTTTCAGCAAACACCGCGATAATCATGTCTCGTAGAAAGAACCAGAACAAAGAAGAAGCTGGTTTCGAGTTTGTGATGAAGGCAGAAAAGTCTCGATTTATCCGCGAAGGCATCAAGTTCCCACTTACCATTCCTGAAGCGGGTCAAATAAAGAAGTACTCTGGTTTGTTTGATTTGGCGCTTGAGACTGGATATATCATCAAAGAAGGTATGAAGTATATTGTACCAGAGCTTCCTGAATATCCGAAGTCGTACAAGAAAGAGATTGAGAATAATGAAGAGTTCTGGGAACAGATGTTCAATAATACCACTATGGTTGAGACTATTGAGAATAGTCTTCGTGTATCTGTTAACCAGACAGATCTATTCAAAATTAATGAGGGGCTAAATGCAGAGGATTGAAGAAATTATTCTACATTCGCTAATCACAAATCATGAGTACTCACGAAAAGTGCTCCCCTTTATTAAGGAGGAGTACTTCTCTGAGGGGGGCGAAGAACATCTTCTTTTCGTAACCATCAGGGATTACATCAGTAAGTATGGCGCTCTTCCATCAAAATCTGCGTTGTATGTGGAGATAGATAATATCGTAAACATTAACGAGAGTACCTTTAAGGAATTGAAGAAGCTAATTGAGTCTATAAGTGGAAATGATTTCTCAGACCATGATGGTGATTGGTTGATTGACAACACGGAAAAGTTTTGTCAAGATAGGGCACTTTACAACGGCATCATGGATGCTATGATGGTGGTTGAAGCTGAAAAGAAGGATAAGAGTCATAAGAATCTTTCGAAAACGGCCATCCCATTGATACTATCTGAAGCTCTTTCGGTGTCATTTGATAATCGCATTGGACACAACTTCCTTGAAGACTACAATGAACGATATGATTATTATCATCAGAAACTACAGAAAGTTTCGTTTGATATAGACCTATTGAATGACATCACTGGTGGTGGTTTGCCTCCAAAGTCTCTGAGTGTTATACTTGGTGGTACTGGTGTTGGAAAGAGTCTTGTGATGTGCCACATGGCATCCAATAATCTCATAGACGGAAAGAACGTCTTGTACATTACGCTTGAAATGTCTGAAGAGGAGACCGCGAGAAGAATTGATGCCAATCTACTTGATGTTGACATTACACATATCATCAACATATCATCATCAGCGTATGAAAGTCAGATTCAAGCTTTGCGTAGTAAAACAACTGGTAAACTCATCATCAAACAGTACCCTACGGCCAGTGGTCACACGGGCCACTTTAGACATCTTCTTGATGAACTGAAGATGAAGGAGAAATTCAAGGCTGATATTATCTATATAGACTACATCAATATCTGTGCGTCTTCAAGGATAAAGATGGGTGGTAATGTGAACTCATATTCCTATATCAAGAGCATCGCTGAGGAAATCAGAGGTCTTGGAGTTGAGTTCAATGTTCCAATTGTTACTGCGACACAGGTCAACAGAACTGGATTTGGTAATAGCGATGTTGACCTCGATGGTGTATCTGAAAGTTTCGGGCTTCCAGCCACTGCCGACCTGATGTTTGCTATTGTCTCAAATGAACAGCTAGCCGAGCTTGGTCAATATATGGTCAAGCAGCTTAAGAATCGATACAACGATGTAAATACAAACAAGAAGTTTGTCATCGGGGTTGACAAGAGTAGGATGAGACTGTATAACCTTGAGGGGTCTGCTCAGAACGGAATAGTCGGTGGAAATGTCACGCCATCGCCATCATTCAATCACGGTCAATCTGGTTCCAATAAATATGGAAATCTAATCGTTTGAACTTTTTTCAAAAAAAGTTTTAAAGTTTCAAAAAAATTTCTATATTGTATTAGAATTAGTTGAAACTAACTAAGGAGATTATTATAAGCACCACTGTTAAAGTCCTCGTTGATTCTGCTGTAGTTATCAGCATTGAGTTTGATACTCTTAGGAGCCAGTGGTTCTTTGTTAGAATATAAACTCTCGTTCTGATGATCTTCACGTGCATGTAGTTGTTTTTCCAGAATATTAAATTCATTTATTATGATTACTGAGATGTTGATTGATCGGCTTGTCGTTGAAGATGGTTATTCCGAATGTCGGTGGGTTTCTAATGCGGATCTTGCTCTTGAGTTTCCAAAATGTGATGTGGCATCGTTTGATGAGGATGAGTTCTTTGCATACGCTTGTCAGTATATTGACTATCGTGTTAATGGTGTTCTTTCAACTGATTACGCTTCAATTGATTATTGTGTAACTGACGAATAAGGATAATAAATTATGAGTGAAAAATTTCTAAATTACAAGCATCCCGGTAGACCTAAAGCATCTAAAGGCAAAACAAAGTATGCTGATGTGAATAAGTATTACCAATGCCCTGAGTGCGATGGCTCTATTG